TAATTTGTGGTGGAATCCATGCAACAGGAACTCCACTTAAATCCCTATTTAAGCCCACGCTTTCGAGTTCTTCTACAGCAGTTTTATACTTCCATGAGTAGTAACACGCTTTAAGAGGTGAATCACCAACAGGAGAGTCTTTATTCTTACCTAAACGGAATAACAAAAACTTCTTACGTGGGATTGTAATTTCTTCACCTTTAGATGAAAGTAATACTTGTCCACGTTTACCTGTCTTAGCTACTGTTTGAGTTAAACCAATTAGGTTTTGTTCTTCGTCATAATTCCATTTAGAAATACTATCTTGAGAACGAATAGGTAATTTTCTAATACCAATCTTACCATCATTGAACAAACTTCCTTTCGAGTGCAGTCGTTTCCGAAGTACAATTTCATTCACACAGAAACCGTACTTGTTCATACTAGCAACTTCTTGAATGAAGTCTTGCCAAGATTGACCATCCATATCCTCAAACAAGCACTCACGAATGAAGTTAGCATAAGCTTGTTCTTCTTCACTTGCTTGAGGATGTGGTTTAACTTCAAAGTTAGCTTTAAGCATCATGTGCTCATAGTAGTTCAAAGCTGAAGCTACTGTAGAATCATAACCCATTTGCTTGTACGTTAAGATACTTTGAGGGAACTGTAATTCTCGTTTCAATTCTTCATTGATCTGCCCGTTGCTAACTCTTAAACCTGTATAACCTAATTGTTGAATCGTAAAGCTTAGAGATTCTTTCGATGCTTTGGTAACATCTACAGGCGTACTAGCACCTACTGTTTCACTCATGTTTTATTCCTTGCATTAAAAATCTCTATTGAATGGGTTATCTTGCGTAAATGAAGTTAGGTTGAAAGATGGCAGTACCATTTGTCTACTAATATGATTGAATGCATCAGAGGTCGAATCGACTTGATCGTCATGTCCTTTCCTACCACCATCAAACTGCTCTAGCTCGTTTAAGTAACTACTATTCCATTGCTCTTCTACAGAGTAACCTTCGTCACTTACATATTGAACATAACCTGCTTCTGCCATAGCAGCAAAAGCACCGAAGCGTAGTACCTTATTAGCTTTGGGCTTAACTAATCTTACAGTAAAACCAAAATCAGCTAATTTTGCTTGTAGTGTTTTAGCATAGCTTTGTCCACCTGCACCTGCATCTAGTGGTAGTGTAATGATTACATCCCTACCATCAGCAAGAGCTGTTTTAAGGATTAACTCCTCAACACCTAAGAACTTCTTACGACAACGTACTACATGCTCTACTGTATAAACTTTATTCTTATCTTTTGACATAAGAACCCCTGCTGTATAATCGGGGTCTCTGTATTTTTCACTTGGTTCTGATGCTGCTAAATCCCAAGCTCTTACCCTCTGTACTACATGAATAGGAGGATGTTTAATCATCTTAACCCAAGCACGTTTAAAGTACCCTGTACCTTCTTCACGAGCTGTCCAACTACCATAAAGTAGTCTGTCTTGTTCAACACGAGATTGTTCTTTTAACTTACCAATATACGCTTTAGAGATGTATGGGTTATCGTAGACTGTACTACCAATAACACACATTGAGGTAATACCACTATCTTCTTCTGAACCATAAACAGCTTCAGCTTCTTTTCGTGTAGCATACCAATCTAAACTACCATCACGTTGTTTAACGAAGTATCGTGTTACGCCACGCTTATCAGGATCAGGGATGCCTGTTTCAGGGTCTAACCACCACCATACCCAATCTTTTAAGAATGAATCACAGTGAGGGTTTGTTGCCATACATAACGAAGCTTTATGATACCTTTCAGCATCAGCATTACGGTTACGAGAACGGAGATATGTAATCATCTCTTCTGTAAATTCTGTTGCTTCATCGAATGCAATGTAGTCTGCTTGTAGACCTTTAAACTTCTCTTTAGCTGCTTCGTTCTCATAGTGAGAAAACTGCAATGAAGCCCCTGTTGAAAAGATTAATTTACGATCTTTAATTTTAATTTTTAAGTTGGGATCAACTCTGCTGTATAAAGCAATAGCATCATCCCAAAGACCGCCTTGTTGTAATAATTGTGTAGATGTCCTACGGAAGATTACACCCCTTGAATAAGGACAACTAACATATCTTAAAAATCTTAATAAAATAGAATATGATTTACTACTACCAGCACTACCACTGGCAATAGTAATATCTGCCTCAGAGTTAATGAACAACTCTTGTGGTTTACTAGCAGGAGCAATTACGTCTCTTTCTTGTTGCATTGCTTCCCTACTTTATATTGCAAAAGGTATTACCCCTCTGCTACTTTAAATGAAATGATTGGAGCTAAAGGTTTTTCCTCTTGATCTTCGTCATCAGATTTACCACTAGCGTTTACAGGTTTATATAAATCATCCATCATGTCTTGATATGTTTTCATAATGAATACTGCAACTTTAACTTTAGTAGCTTCAGTTGTCTTTTCATCTTCAAGCATATCTGTAAACACTTTAAGAGCTTTATTATTTAATGGTTTTAATCGTCTAAGAATTTGTTTAAACTCTTTCTCACGATATTCTGTTCCTGTAAGAGATTTAGGATTAACCAAATCTTTACCAGAACCCCTACCTTGTGGGTTGCCACTTTTTCCTTTTACAAAGGGCATTATGCTACCTCATCTTGTGTTAAGGTTAAACCAAGCTCACTCAATGTAGCAAGCCAATTCTCTTGAGCATTACCATCAAGCATCAGGTGTTCATACAAAAAATCGAGTGATGGCTGTAACTCGGTAGGCACTGCCTGCTGTCGCAATTCATCATCACTAAATACTGCATAGTCTTCAGGTTTCCACCACGAATGACAACCCCAATAAATACCATCTTCACCTTGTAGTTTTACAGAGAGATTGTTAGAGCCACATCCGTAGAGTTCTGCAATCTGATTTATTGCATCTTTGTGAGCATTAGGCACGATGTTTACTACTGATAGACTAAACATTGAGCGTTACTCCTACACGTTTAGCGAGTTCTTTTTCGATAGATGCTGTTTCATTGTCTGATACTAATTTACCGACACCGATAAGACCGTATATGTGTCCGTTGAATGGGATGGATGAGCCTCCCCGTCTACCTATATATAGCGGGTATTTTCCGTAGTTGCCTGTACCTTGGTCTCCTGTAGTTGAAGCTAACTTCCCATTTACCTCAAAGTTATTAACGTCACTACTTATAACGCCATTAGCTGTTAATATTGCGGAGTGTGGGGCTGCAAACCCATCTACCACCGAATAGGTTACCAAAGTTCCTTTTGTTGCAAAGCTGTAGTTAATATCGCTAACTCCAATGGGTTTAGATCGAGCAAGATAAAATGTGCCGTTATTACTTGTAACAGCGCTACTAAGCTCAACAATCATTGCTACAGCGTCAGTCAACTTCCGAACCCCTGCAAACAGGCTCACTTTATCCGTAGCAGTAAAGTCAATATTATTTGTCTGTAAGAAGTCGTCAGCACCGTCAAATGCTAAGTAATACGCACCTGTTGTAGCGTTACGCTGCAAGATAGGTCGTGATGCTGAGGTGGTTTGATATGCGTGGTTTCCTACTATTTCCTTAACTGATATGTTGTCAAAGTCAATGTAGCTTCCTTCTGTTGGGCTGTTAAGTCTACAGTACAAACCACCATTAAAATTAGATGGAACTCTAGCTCTAAATTTAACAGAACCTGACGTTTTTGTGCTGACCACAGAATTTATGACACCTGTTGATTCTGTAGAAGAAAGCCCAATATAAACACGAGAACCACCTGTGCGATTCATGAAATCCACACTAACTTCTACGTATTTGTCTGCCAAAAAAGCTGTCGGCATAGAGAGTTGTGGCGATGTCGAGCTTGTAGCAGTCAACCTAGCTGCTCCATTAACAATAGTGGCAGTGCTAGTGCCATTTTTCACCACCCAACCAGTCATACCATCACTAAAATCACCATTGGTGATTAATTCACTACCTAGAGCCAACTCCTTACTCTTATCCAAAATCAACCCCACTGGCTGCCCAGCACCTGTCACAGGCACAGTACCCGCAGAATCCTGAAGCATCGTACTTAGATCGTTAGGATCATAAAAAAAGCCCTGTTCACCGTTTGAGAATAAGGGTTTGTCGGGGTCGACGGGTTCTTCGGGGTCGATGGGGTCGACGGGGTCGATGGGTTGACCATGTGTTAGTTGTAAGATATTACCGACAGCTCTACTAATCGAGGTTAATGGAGTTTTTATATTATAACTTATTATAACACTATCTCTAGTAAACACTTATCTTCTCCAATATGTTGTTAAATGTGTTTAGTAACATATTTATTAGATTTCTGAAACTAGAACAGTAATCTCAATAGGTTCTGCGGTAGGCGACCACGCCCATACAGGGAAACCATTGGAAATGGAGATGTCGTTTTCAAGAATGGTGCAGTAAGGTGTAGTTGATGTGTCTGGGGATGTAACGGTTGATGTAAACCGTGTATTACTACCCCGAATCTCTTGAATATAAGCAGCTTTAGTACCATCAAGGATTTGTGTAGGGGTTTGAGTAAGTTTATATTTAAAAGCAGCCATTTAGGTATTCCTATTATATAAGTATTATTTCATAAGATCACCTGTCGCACTATTTACTACGTTGGTTAGTACCAAACCTTAAAGGTGATATTTGTTTTATTTAATATATGTTGTATTGATGACCACGCTAACCTGTCTCAACACCGAGAACACATAACTGCTCCCCTCTCCGCAACATGCCGTAAGGCACATCTATTTGCTACCATTGCGGTAGCTTTATTTATTGTTATTTTCTTTCTTGTTATAAAACTAGATTGCTGTGTTGGTGTAACCATTTCTGCTTTCGAGTACACCCACTCACTAAGTACATCTTGAGGTTTGTTAGTTTAACGAGAGGATACCACACCTTCTCATCTACACAGCAAAACTAAATTGTTGATTGGCAACGTGCGAATAGTTACATGTATGCACTTTGATGCACCTGACACATACTTAGCTCTTACCATGTCGCGCATGGATTCAACCAACAAAACTTTTAATATACTGGATTCTTTTGAGGAGTTACGCAACCATAGAACATTTGCTGTTCTACAATACCCTCAAACTTAGTATTCTTGCTGTTATCAACAGAGTTGTAATAACTATCACGTAAGATTTGATTAACTTCATGTCTACACACATTGCAGAAAGTCTCTTCTGTTTTACTTCCATCAGGAAGTGTTCTCATTCCTGTTGTTCGCAATAACATAGTGTTGCAACAGATACACCGCATAGGTAATTCCTAATTATTATAATTTTATTGATGAAATGAACTATGAC